GCGATGATTTCTAAAATCAGCACGAATATCTTTGACACTTTCAGTATATGCTGGAATATACAATGTATAAATCAACATATCTTTTGTATCTACTGGAGGCGGTACTGGAACAACCGCAGATTGGCCTTTTAATACTCCAATTTCTCTAGAAGATTTAACTACAACTTGGTCAATTCTTGGCAAGAAATAATCATAATCCATTGTAATGTTTTCTAGAGGTTCTGGATTCAATGCTCCAGACAACGAGGTACCGCCCACATCTTTATATGGTCTAAAGTCAAATGCGCCTCTTAGAGAAATAAGTTTTTTATCTTCTTTATTGTCAAACTTGGAAATGTCTGAGTAAGAAATATTTGAGCCTTGAGCATATGAATCAACATCAAATAGTCCGGCAAACACAGACAAACTTTTAAAGTACCTATATTGTACAAATACTTTTCCGACAGGTGCAGAATACCCACGTTTCAATTTAATTGTTGCGTGGTCATAATGTGTTTTGCGTTGACCATTGTCAAATTCATAGTATGATGTAATATCATTCGTTGCAGTTGTCAACATAGCAGAAGTAACATTTGATCCTGTATTTTTAGAATCATAGATACCAATTATTTCATACACATCGGGAACTTGTAAACTAACTTCTTTGCCTGGTGTTCTCAAATCTGTTAATACTGTGCCGTTATCAAAGTTGGTTGCACCGATACTTTTGAAAACTGCACCGCCTGAAAAATATGTTACTTCGCCAGTTGTATTTGCTGAATATAGAACAGTTGTTCCTTCAGTTCCAGCAGTATTCATTTCATATGGAATCAATGAATGTAAATCTGTTCCGCCCGTAATTGGTACTAATTGTTTACGCTTGGTAACGCCTGTTGCTCCAACCTCAGCATTATTGATTTTTGTAGTTACGAGCAAATCAACTTTAACTGTTTCGGCAGCTTTCAAATCAACTTCAAATGATGATGTTGAAATTGAGGTAACTACAAAATTACTATTTGCTAAACTAATTGCTGTATTAGGAGCAATACCATATTGAGTATTACTTGCACTATCTGAACGGACAAAACAAATTATGTTATTCAGAATTAATGATTCCGAAATTGTTCCTGATCCTGTTGAGAAAGAGAATGTATCTGTGCCTGAAGCAGTCACGGTAAATTTACCAGTACCAGTTGTTGTTCCTGAATATTTCTTTCTTACTTGGAAATCCATATTGCTAATTGTGTTAGCTTTGATTGCTTCATATGGAGTTTCAAAAAGTAAACTAGTTCTTATAGGTTCATTGATAGAAACAAATCCTGTAGTTGGATTTTTTGAGTCCGTATCAATATTGCCAGCAAATGCTATAAACAAACCACCATTAGCAACAAGCGACTCAGTATTTTTAATCTCGGATTGAATAGTAAAAGTATTTGATGCCGGAATAAAAGTTAATGATGATGCTAAATTAAATGTAGCCGCATTTGAACTTGTAATTAGAATTGGAGATAATGAAGCGCCAGCAAGATTGGTAATTTGAAAATACATATTTGCATACGCATTCAATGGCAAAGCATTGTTAAACGCCGCAGGAATTGCAATTGTGGTAGCAGATGATCCAGTTGCGGCTAATGTTCCTGTAATTGGAACAGTATTAGCACCAAATGTGTTTACAGTAAATGTATGAGTATTACCAATATCGGAATCGTATGCATCATTGTAGCGAATCATGTTTGCATAAATTGTACCAATTTTAGTAGAATTATATGCTGGACCTGTTGATAAACTTATGTTTGCATGTGGAACAGAATGGATATCCAAAGATGGAAATGTGGTAATATCAAGTGTGCCACGAACGTTTGCTAGAACTAAACTACTTTCATAGTTTGTTGGCAAATCAAAACTGGAGACATTTGAAACTTCTCTTGCTCTGTCAACTTCAATAATTGTTGGTGCAATCGTTTCAAATTCATAACCACTCACATAGGCTTTGCCTGGATCTAAAACTACGTTAAATTTTCCATTAGCACTATCACCTTCTTCAAGAGAAATGACAAATGGATCTACGGTATAGTTTCCAGATTCGTCATGTGTACGGCGGGCTAAAGTTTTTTCAATTTCACTATAGATTGGGTAATCAATTTCTTTTGTTTTTACACCATTAACAAGACGAACAATTTCAAAGAATGTTGAAATATCAGCAGAATCTAATGTTCTCTTTGATAGAGAAGTTTGAATTGCAAAACGCTCGGCTCCTGGTGCTTGATAGTTAAATGCACCCTGTGCTGGATCCAATAGAGATGTATCATCAATTTCATCAACAATAGTTTCGGTAAATTCAATACCGACTTTGTAAGATGGATTTAAATTGATTGTTGTTGTGTTATATCCTAAACGATAGAAAATTTCAAGAACAAGATATTGTGGAACTACTTTTACAAATTGTCCTTTGAAGTAGTAAATACCCTCTTGAAGTTTAGCTATGAAAGAACCACCAACAGCCGCGGTGGATCTCAATTGTGCATAAATTTCTTGCCCATAAACACGAATTTCATCCGACTCAGCAAATCTTTCGCCGCTTAGATATTTCAAAATTAGAATTGGATTTGCAGTTGATGTGTCAATTGCAATAACTCTTGCTCTAATTATTTTTGATGAGTTATGTGAAACAACAGTTTTGTCTAAGAATTGTGTAGCATCAACGTCCAAGCTATTATATTGAGCAGCCAGCACTACATAATTAGCTTTGTTATCTAGTGAAACTTTACCACCAACAATTGGACTACCACTCTTAAAGATGTGATTGCCAAACTTTTCAATTTGATTGGCTAATATGGTTTGTAACTGTGTTAATTCACGGGCTTGAACCGAATAACCTGGACGAAATAAAACACGCATGAAGTTTTTATCTTCATCAAAATCGTCATAGTATGGATCGTAGTTAAAAGTAGCAGTCATTTATTCCTCGTTTAGAAACTCAAAATGAAACGAATTCGTTCGGTTTGGGCTGGGTCTCTTGTAATTGGCAGTTTATCTGATATGTATAATATCTTTCCAGAGTACAAATCAAGAGTAGGATTTGTAACTGTGTTCACGACACGAATAGCGCCTGTTTGTAGACCTCTAATCGCTTGATTTGTTTGTAATGTTCCACGAACATTGTTTAGATACAATAAATTTGGTGTCTCACTAAATGAGATTACGTCAGCAGTAAATGTTGCATCGCCGTATGTTGCTCCTTGATAAACAACCTCATCATTGTTAAAATCCCCCACACCAGGCGATACCTTAACAAGAGTGTATAAAGAATATGTCTGCGCGGTGGCTAATATTGTTGTATCATATCTATATGGATTTCTTAACAATACGACCTCACGAAAATCATTATCAACTGGTAATACACCACTTTCATCTTGTGCAAACTCTACGTTAAACATAATAGTAGAGCCACCTAATTCATAAGTTGGATCATACCCATGACCATCGTGTGGAGCAATTGAAACTGTTGCGGCGGCAAGTGAACCAACTCCACCAGAAACATCGGTAAATGTTAAATTAGCGTAAGTGTAATAATTTCCACGATTTTGTATAATTACATTTCTTACTTTTCCGCCGGAAACATTTGCTTTTAATATTGCACCAGTTCCATCTCCATCAATTGTAATGATATTCTGTACAGTACCATCAGTATAATTATTACCTGTATTTGTTACTGTTACAATATCAATTGATCCCGCTTCAGCCGCACCTCGTACAAATTTATTTGTGGAAACTGGCATCCAATCATCAGTCAAAAACTTTTGTTTTTGTAAAGATGTTAGAGTATACATGTACTTCCACTTATAAAAATCGGCAGTCTCAACATAAGGTTCTTCTAATGAAGTTGTTGATAATGTCAATTCCGGTTCTACTGTGGATGCTGTGCCAGTTGATACATTTGAAAGGCATTTAAAGACTTGGTCTTTTGTATTTAACACATAGAAATTTGTATTTGCTTCATATGTATTATATACTGTATTTGAAGTCCAATCATTTCTTGGAATAATAAGTGAGGCATTTTCAAATGATAATTGTTTAGCCAAAACACCGCGTTTATAGTAATCGTTTATAGAACTATCTGTTTCAGAAGGAGCACCCTCTACCTCCGTACCAGCATTCCATGGCAAGTGTCTACCAAAAAACGCATACAAATATGACTTTCTTTCGGCTGGCAAGTATGAGTTGGAGCCCAAGTCCAACAAGTTATAAACTTGTTGTGCCATCAATATTTTGAAATTTTTAGTTAAGAGTGCTGACATGTTTTTATTTATCTAACTTTTTGAATGGTTGCGCTCAAATTGCTGCCGTTTGATGTAAATATGCTACTTGCAAAAATAGTATTTGCATTTCTAGAATTCGCTCTAACTGTAGCCGTATAAACCAAATTAACAGTCGCTGAAGTTGATGTTACATTAATTATAGTGTCTAGTATAGCAAAAGAAGAATTGGTAACTTCTTTAATTGATACCGTATTACCAGTTGACAAATATATCGTATCGCCGTCTTGCAGGTCATTTATGAAGTTGACACTATTAGCCGCACCAAACAAGATGTTTGAGCCAGAAACAACATTAACTGTATTCTGCAATCTTTTGTGGACATTTGACAGAAGAATTAAATCGCCGACATTAACTGTAGATTGGAGATTTGCACTCGCATTTGTAGTAATAATTTTATTAGAACCATTGGCAATGTTGTAAGTGTCCGCAAGAGATGTGATTGTTATAAAAGATGAAGTGTTAACCTGCGTCAGCATTTCTTCATTATCATCAATTTTAGTAATAAAAGTTTTTGTTCCAACTGGATGAACAATATCGTTTAGTGGCTTCTTAAACTTAGAATAGTCGGTTTGTGACTTAATGATGTATGAAAAGTTATGATATTTTTCGCCGTCTTGTAACTTCTTATCCGCACTAATTTGTCCATCAGTATTCAAGTAAATACCAGGATAACGAATCAACCCATTTTCAAAGTTTGCTGTAGCTTTTGCGTTACCATCACCATAGAATAACGATGACGTTACATTTCCACTAACTATACCATCATCCGACTTGATAGTTTTACTGGCGTCAAATACGCCGCGATAATTAAAAATTCTCAAAGTCGTAGTGCCTGTATCGTATGAATCCACCGTAGCACTAAATGTTGAAGTAGAGTTTGATGTGCCCTGATATACTGACGTATTTGAAACGAATAGCTGACCTGATGTTACGCTGTTCAAAACTAAATCTGCATTTCTTAAAGAAACTGATGGTGCTTCAACATAATCATAACCATAACTAATAACTCTCAATGATGTTATAGCACCAATTCTTGATGTTGTCAATCCGTATTGTTCACCATCACCTGTTATTTGTGCAACCGTCAAATTAGCACTCGTACCAGAAACTGATTGAACAGTAATAGTTGGTAATGAATCTCTTGTGTATCCTTCTCCACCAATAACAAAAGCATTTGAAGAATGATTATTAATGGTAACTGAAGTAATTACTCCAGATGAAACATTCACAAATCCATTTGCACCATATCCCGATCCGCCAGTAAAAATTAAAATGTCGCCGTTAGCATATCCAGTACCACCACTGTTGACCGTTATTCTTCCAAGTGAACCGATCCTGTACAAATCGTTTCTAAGAATTTTATAAACCGATACATTTATTAGGTCGTTAGGAAATGCTTCAGCAAAATATAAATTATTTGTATCAACATAAGAAACTTCACGAATTGCTTCAAATTTGTTATTGATAAACAATCTAACATAATCACCAGTTTCAAAAGAAACTGTTAAGTCTTGTGTTGTATCATTTATTAGTGAAGTTCCTTTTACGATTGTACGAGTGTTACAAACTAAAATATCATCATAGCTTTCATTATATAAACTATAAGTTTCAACTGTTGGCTTATCACGATATCCACCACCAGAACCATCTACAGTAACAAAAGAAATTGGAAAAACAGTAAAAGCGGAATATGTCATTACATTTGCTACGGTGACATTTTCAACGTTTGCAATATTTGGTCTTATTGAATTTAGTGTCGCAACAGACATGTTAGATACATTTATCAATCTTGATATTGTGGTGTCCAACAAATTAATAGATGCTTTAGCTTCTGTGCCAAAAGCAACGTTTGCAAATCCACCCTTAAAGTCAATGATTGATGAATTTAAATTTATCACAGGATCTCTGAAGCCAAAGCCACCTTTTTCAACGATGATATCCGTGATACCGCCTTTTGTTACTGCTCCGACATATGCAATGGCTCCAATTGGAGTATTCGCAACAGGATTCAATCCACCAACAATACTAACTGGATCGCCATCATATCCAGTTTCAGTATCAAATGCACTATAAAAAAGTCCTCTATTTGTAGGATTAATTTTTATCTCGGATAGTGCGCCAATCAAGCGACCAGTAACAGTAACATTCAGACCAGTATCTTCATCAACATATGTTGCAGTTACATTTTCGCCAGTTGTAAACAGTCTTTGAACATTTGAAACATAAATTTCCGTATATGTAATACCAAGCTGACGGTCAACAGATTGAATTACTTTTTCAACAAGCGCAGTAGCTTTTGATTTTTGACCAGTGATTAGAGTTTTTGCAATGTTGAAAATATTGTTATCATTGGTATCAATTCTAAGTGCTAAAGGCAATACCCATTTACCATCAGATGCTTTTAGAATATCGTCTTTTGGATAGTAGATATCAATATTTTCATTGTACAATGCCCTAAAAAGAAACTTGACGGATTCTTGTGTTCCGCTGGATCTATAAAATTGAGTGACTAGTTTTAGAAATAGTCTTTTGTCGGTTACAATATCTTGAGGAAAATAAGGAGCCAAGTCCTTCTTTAGTTGTTCAATGTAGTAGTCATCGGAACTATCAATATCATTTGCATTACGCAATGCATCAATTTCATAGGAAACGCTATTTGTAGTTTCCAGCCATTCATAGTATTTCTCTAAGAATGTGACAAATTTTGGATAGTCACTTCTTACGAAATCTGGTAACTGTGAAGATACCAGGTTTGATGTGCGAACATTTTCCATTAAATTGTAGTAGTCTTAACAGTAACGCTGGTAGGATCATCTGCATCCAGAACAAGCATTTTATTTAATTTTGATTGAATGATACTAATCTTTGGCTTAATGTGTACCATGATATCGCCGAAGTCATTGTTAACTGCTGTTGGATTAAAATTACTGATTGTTATTTTACCCATTAAATAGTCAATAACTCCAGTCACACCATTGTTTTTATTTTTGTTCAAAATAACTTTGGTACTTTGACTACTGATTTCATCCGGCTTGAAGTATGAAATTCTGATTTGTCCATAACGACCTTCAAGCACAGCCAATCCAGCACCTAATGATCCACCGCCGCCTGTGATTTGAACGGCGGCTGTAGTGTACCCAATGCCTGGATTTGTGACAGTAATTTTGTTTATTTTTCCATTCACTATTTCTGCAACTGCTAATGCACCTTCTCCGTCACCAACAATGGTAACTTTTGGTGTTGATGTGTAATTGAAACCTGGATTACTTACCGTTACTGATTCTAGTCCAGAAAACGATGATGGAACTTCTTCAAAGAAACACTGGCGAGAAACTCCAATTTCATCTGTCATTGTGAAATCTGGTGTTGAGTAGAAGTTATCGTTTGTTGTTCCTCTACCCAATTCAAATCCAAAATCAAGAATATATGTATCGGAATTAATCAAATCTGGTCTGAATTTTTTAGCAACAAACAAACTTATTTCGTTGGATATAATTGACCTATCAAAATTATCAATCGCAGTTTCAAGACCAGAAAATCTAAAATAAGTATTGAATTGATTCAAATTCGTAGAAGTATAATTTTTAATTAAAGTTGTTATTGCACTTTTCAATTCAGAATCGTTTAATGACAATTTAGATTTATTATAGAAAACGTTTGCTTCAACTTTTAGATAATTGTAGTCAATATCAACAATTTCTGGTGTAATTGTCAACATACTGATTGGCTTCAATATTGTATTTTTCACAAAATCTTTTTCCGTATCTGAAACCTCAAAACCCAATTTTGGTTTTGCTGAAACGAAAACTTTACCAAAAACTGGTGGATCATTTTCTTCTCCACCCCATACATTCACCGCTTCAAAAGCAGGA